GAAACTGTCTAGAAGTAATCAACGTAGAAGTGAACATTGAACACGGCTTCTTTTTTGTAGAATTTAACAACAGCAAATCATTACAATGCTGTTTGAAATATGACGAAAACGAACAAATGTTTTTAAATCAAATTGAACGCAGAGATAGCGGTTTTGACGAAGGGCTTTGTGCGGATTGTAATGACTGGGCGCTTGCAGATATAGACGGGTGTGATGTCCTTGGGTTTTTAATTGGCGAAGCCAAAAAAGCTGGCGTTGAGATTGTTTAATAAATATTAGTGCCGCACTTGCTGCGGCTTTGAATCTGGTAAATAAAATGCACAAATTCACATCAACAAACAAAAGCACTCGCTCATCATTCAGCGGTGTGCGAGTGTACGACTCAAACGGTGTGCGCATCGTTGAGTACCCGCTAAACCAGCGCGCGTCACTGAGCTATCTGCGCGAGCACAACGGCAAACACCGCAAAGCATTTATTGAGCAATGTTTAGCGGCTGGCGTTAATCAAAAAGAATTAAACGAGGTGTTATCATGTTAATCGGACTATTTATTTATTTGACGTTGTTAGTGGCTGTGTTGCGGTTTTTCCATGTTGCAACCCGTGGAGATTGCGATGAAATTTGACAATGAAGAAGAAACGCGCGGCCAAGTGTCGGTGGTCTGGTTTGTACTGGCCGCAATATTAGCAATGATTTATGTTTTCGTTGCAGCATGAACTAAACAGCCCCAACAGGGGCTTTTGTGTTAGAATGTGGGTATGTTTTTATAGAGGTTTTGAGGTTTGTATGGCAGCAGGAAGACCAACAACTTACACTGATGAAGTGATTGAGCTGGCTTATGATTATATCAATAACTGCCCTGATGCGGTTCATTCTGTTGTGGGTTTAGCTATTCATATTGGACGGGCTAAAAGCACTGTTTACAAGTGGGCTGAAGAAGGTGAGACTGACGATTTAAAGGCTGAATTTTCGGACATTGTCAAGTGTGTAAACGAATTAGCAGAAAGAAAATTGATAAACGGAAGCTTAACAAATGAGCTAAACGCACAGGTTGCTAAGATGATGCTGAGCAAGTATGGTCACGTTGAAGTTAAGAGCATGGACTTGTCATCTTCAGACGGCTCTATGAGTCCAGCAGGAAACAAGTTCGACAAGGATAAGTACAAAGCCGCACAAGATGAATTGCTAGGCAAGTTAAAATAATGTCTCTATTTAATGGCCGTGAATGGGCTGATTTTTCATTTGAGGAAAGACTGGCTATTAAAATTATGGCAGAGTCATCATTCCTTAACTTTGCCAGAATATTCTTCGAGATAACACAAGGCGAGCCGCTACTTATCAATTGGCATCATCGATGGTTTGCAGAGGAAGCCGACAAGCGCATTCGCGGCGATGAGAACTCGTCACTAGCCATCGCGGTTCCACCAGGCTCAACTAAAACCGAGTTTTTCTCGATATTCATTCACGCATATACGCTGGCGCTAATACGAGGCGGCAAGTTAAAGCGGTTTAGGAATTTAGCCCTTTCTTCTGGGCGTGCATTGGTTGAGCGAAACTCAAAGCGCGTTAGGGATATTGTTAACTGCGAAGAATTTCAAGAGCTATGGCCTTGTCAATTCACCGTTTCACAGGCTGAGGAGTGGATCGTTGTTGACGAAAAAGGAAGGGCCATAGGTACGATGGTGTCAAAGCCTATGATGGGGCAGGTGATCGGCTCTAGGGGAGGCTATCCAGGGCCTGAATATTCAGGCGCAATCATCATTGATGACGGAGACAAAGCTGAGGACCTATTCTCATCAGTTAGACGTGAGCGCTCACACCGGATACTGACAAACACAGTGCGGTCAAGGCGAGGAGATAAGTCAAAAGCGCATCCAACGCCTGTATTTATGATCCAGCAGCGGCTACACAAAGACGATTCTATCGGCTATTGCTTATCTGGCGGCATGGGCATTGATTTTAAATCGGTTGTTATACCCGCACTTATCACTGACGAGTTTATCGACACACTACCCGACCATATACGCGAGTTTGCGCTTGAGGATACAAAGGATTCTCCTAGGGTGACATTGCGCATTAACGAAAGCGGAACCATCGCAAGAAGTGACGAGAAAAGCAGAGAGGTAACATTCTTTTCATTCTGGGAGCAGATGGAAGGTGTTGATCAGCTAGTTGTGCTATGGGAGAAGGACGAATACACGTTCATGTCTCAGTATATGCAAATGCCGATATCCATGTCAGGCAACCTAATCGACTCATCATGGTTTCCAAGGTATACGCAGATACCATCACTAATACTTGATGCTGCGATTTATGTGGACACCAACTCAGGCAAGGTCAAAGATAGTAACGACTACACCGTCTTTACATTGGCACTAAAAAGCGATCACGGCGTTTATATCGCGGCAATTAATCGCGGCAAGTGGGACCCGCTCGACTTGCTCACACAAGCAAAAAAATGTTGGGATGAGTGGAGCGCGGCTATACCAGCGGTAATGAAGTTTAAAATCAAATACTTAGCCGTCGAGGATAAGCAAGCAGGACAGGGATTAATACAGACACTCAAAACGGAAAAGCGCATACCATTGCAAGAGCAGCAGCGCGGGGCAGAACAAAACAAATTCGCCCGACACTGTAACACGTACCCGACACTCAAGCAGGGTAAGGTATACATACCATCGACGTTTGACATCGACGGCAGACCAATCAAGCACACAGCCTGGTATAACGGCGACAAGGCATACCCTGTTGATTGGGTTGAGGATTTTATTGACGAATTAGACGGCATAACCGTCGGCGTGTTAATGGACCAGGAAAGCGGTTTCGACGACCAGTATGATACTCTAATGGACGCAGTACAAGACCTAGTTATCGATGGCCAACGCGCATCAGCCTCATCCCTAGCCTACCGACGCAGACGATAACTACCTGATAAAACGCCACTTTATAAATAAGTGGTATTTTTTTATAAATAGATGCAAATAACGCTTGCAGCGAGCAAATAAAGTTTGCTATAGTTACCACATCGAAACGAAACACGCTAAGGAATATAAAATGACAACATCGAAAGCATACGAAATGATTAAAAACACACTTGAGCGTTACAAATTCCTAAGCCTTGACGATGTAGTTGAGCAAGCAAACAGGATGCACCCTGAGTCATTCGAGGCAATCGCTAAAGCAGAAATTAAAATTATACAGGAGTCTATGGGGCTTTAGGCCCCTAGAGTTTTTATCATGTGCGATGCTTGCAAAGTTCATAACGGGTATCCAATAGACGGATGCAGAAAGGCAAGGGTAGGGTTTATTAAGTCTGAAAAGTCCAAGGGAAACTTCCAGTCAGCTTGGAGGTTTTACCTTTTAAACCCAAAAGGTATAAGTAAGAGAACGTTTGAGGAACTTTAAATGAAATCAATAAAAAACATCCGTGAGTTTGCCGAGGCTCACGGGTTATCGCGCCAAGTTGTCGAGCATCGCATTAAAGCTGGTTGGGTGTTTGGAGAAATGAACGGTAAAAAAGTGATGTTCAACCCAAAGTATGTTCAACCTGTCGGTAAGGGGTTTTAAATGAAAATAAGAACAGCCGCAATACTCGCATTAGTCGCAATATGCGTATTTGCGTTTAATGAGTACACAGCCAGTGCTGAGCGTAAATGTTTGGAGCTTGGCAATAGTGCTAATCAGTGTGCTAAGTTGAATTTTTAATAACAGGAGATAGAAATGAATAAATTTAAAGTTGGTGATGTGGTTAGGCGAGTTGTTAATGTTGAGCTTTTTGTTGAGCGCACAGGAAAAGATACTGGGGTAGTGTCAAAGGTTTTCCCATGTGGCGAACGTATCGAGATAGATGGTGTGCACAGAGCGCGGTGGTCATTAGAATTTTTCGAGCTAGCCAATGAAAAATGGACTATCTACAACAACGACAAACCACTATCAAAGCTAACAGATGAGCAAGCGGCTGAGTTGTTTAATTGGTGGCGTAAAGGTGGTGGGATAATTTTTAAATGTGAAACCAGTGATGCCGAATGGTTTGAATTACGGATAGTTTCGTTTGGCGGCAACGGAATCATTTACCGAGCCAAGAAACAAAAGTCAGAGCGTGAATTGTTTATTGAGGCTGCTATGAAATTCTGTATCGGCGGGAAAAGGGCGGAAGATACATTTTCTGATATGTTCGATGCTGGATTTAAAGCGCCTAAAGGAGATGAGTGATGGATAAAACAAATCGCATAATA